ATCTTGCAAACGTTATCTGGATACTTCAGTACCAAACACTTGATACGAAAGTCTGCAAGTTGCTTGTTCTCAATTAGTTTTGCTGTGGTAGTAGACTGATATACTGGACCAAACAAACCTTCTAGAACCAACTTATGTGTTTGCGTACCATCAATCGTACCTGTACAGCCTATTCTATATCCGGCATTCTTCAGACCAGTCATGATGGTAGTCAATGACTTTGCTTTGAACTGATGTGCTTCATCACCTAATACAAAATCAAATTGTTCAAAGTATTCGGGTGGATTCTTGTAGATAGATTGCCACGTGGTAATAGTTAGAAACTTATCTGTATGCTTGTCTTTTCCCGAATACTGTCTATGGGCATACTCTGCGGCATCATAGCCATATGATACAAAATCAGCATACATTTGCTCAACAAGAGAAGTTGTAGGAACAATTAGCAGTCCTTTCTTGTAACCTTTGTGTTGTAGATACCTAAGAATTAGGTATTGAATCAACGACTTACCAGAACCAGTCGGTGATAATAACAACATTCGTCTGTTTCTTACGGCAAATAAGAAGGCTTTGACTTGATATTCCCTGACACCCTCTGTTATAATGCTTTTGTCTAGATGAAGTTGCTGTATAAACTCTTTGGCTTCTAATGCTGAGAAGTTCTCTGTGCTAGTTACTGGCGAATCAATCTCAAGTTTGTAATCTCTTTCTTCACAAAACTTTTCAATGTACGGCACAAGACCATGATAGATAGTATATGTACGTAAATCAGCAAGTCTTATCTTACCATCCCAAAGACGATTCTTGTACGCAGGCATAAACTGATAACCTGGTACAAAGAATGTGAAGTAATCGGCAAGTTCTTGTGCAATACTTTTTTCACAGTCAAACTTGATGAATGCTTCATTTTGCTTGTAGAGAACAATATCAGACACCTTGAATAAACTTTTCCCAATCAATAAATGAACGAAGTTCCCACGTTCTATTGTTCAATTCTTTTAGTATGGCTTGGCAAACATCAACAATCTCTTCATGCAAAAGTTTTCTTGCAAGATACTTATTGATATCTTCATCTGCTTCTAAGTATGTATTGATCTCTGATTTGAGGGTATAAGGAAATGGCTGCCATCCATATTTTGCTAGATCATCTTCATCTAGTTTACCTGTATAGTATTCCCATTTTAACTTTCGCCATTTATTATACTGAAACTCTGCTTCTTTGGCCAGTAGCCGATGTGACGATAAGATATTCAGATATTTGGAATGTAATTTTGGAATGTCAATCAGTGCCTTACCTGGTTCAGTGCGGTCGATATTAGAATCCGCAGTCCACATTTGTAATACTTCGTCAAGTTTGCTCATAGTTTATCTCCCTTACGGGAATTATATCACAATTAGAATAATTTTTCTACGTTATAATAGGTAAATCTGAAGGTAGCGTCTGCTGTAATAATGGTATCTGGTGTGTCGGTAGATGATACTACAAAGCCAGACAATGAGATTGGAAATAAATCTTTGAAGTTGAAACGATAATATGGTTTATTTGATGCTGATAAAATTGTAACTGCGCCATCTGCATATTGTGGCGTTGCAGTGACTTGTGCTGTATTGAACTGTGTTAATTTACCAAGATTCTGATACTCTTCATACTCTGTCGGGAATGTCATCGCACGAATCCAATCATGTACTTCCAACCAACTCTTCATCTCAGCATCAACAATAAAGGTAATGTTAAGTACATCATACACAGTCTTTTCACCTGGTGCATATAGTTCAACGAACGGGTTCTGCACTGGAATTTCAGATGTTGAAAGACCTGGTAGTGAAATAGTCTGACAAAAATATTGGAGATTAGGCGCACGTGAGAAATTCAGCGTGAACTTATTCGGCTGTAGACTGTTTGGATTAGTCGGATTACGTGTCAGAACTGTCATTTTTTATGTATTGTTTTAGATCGACCAACGATTCTTGCTCAATCATTTTTATGATACGTGAAGTCAAATCTATTTCTTGTTGAATATATGCCATCTTCAACTTCAGTTCTTGAAGTTGATCCGTATAAAACTGTAACTCTTTTAATTTACGGTTGCGTATGTCAAGCAACTCGGTAATCATAATTATCTGAGTCATACTCCTATTTATATGCGTAAAAAAAGAGGCTCCCGAAGGAGCCTCTCTAAAACACCACTCTGCGGTGGCTTTTTCAATTACATCAGGTTCGCAATACGGAAACCACGGTAGTAGTTGTTTGTCTGTGCGTTCAGAGCGCCAAGACCTTGATCTGTACCTTCTGCGAATGGATTTGCTACCAGACCGTAACGAGTCTTGAAGCCGATCTTTGGCTGGAAAGTACCAGTATCAACTGCACGAACCATTTGTAGAGGAACGTATGGGCAGTAGAACATACCAGCATCGTATGCGTTAGTACCCTTGTAACCTACAACAGCAAACTCAGATGTTGAGCCAACTGGGAAGTATGGATCGATGTAAACTTTGATACGACCGAAGATTGTACCAGCAAATGTGTTACCTGTATCGTCAACTGTCAGTGATACTTGACCAGCAAGTGCTGAGTTATAGTCAAGGATACCAGCCATTGCAAGAGCAGATGCTACGTCTGAAGAACAGATAACGATGTTACCTTTACCACGACGAGTTGTCTTTGCAATTTGATTTGCTTCACGCTCAATCTGGAATGCCAGACCTTTGATCTTTTCAACCATCCAACGACCGTTTGAGTCTGTGTCTAAGTTGAATGCACCTTTGGTTGTTGTACCTGCTTGGCAACCTGGCTTAGCAATCTTGTAGATTGTACGGATAACTTCACGGTTGATTTCAGCAAGAATTTCAGCAGACAGAATGTTTGCAAGTTCTGTCTCAGCGTCAAGACCATGAACTGCTTTCAAGTCTTGTGCCAGTTCCATTGAGTATTCTGCTTTCAGAGCACGTGTACGTGCTGTTACAGTAACTTTCTCAATTGAGAATGCCATTTCTTGGAATGTGTTACCAGCAGCGCCATCACCCAGTGCTTCAGCAGAACCAGTTGTCATTGCGCCTGTTGGAGCAGCGTTACCTGTAAACAGATAGTCTGTTGTATTACCAGAAATGCTCATTGAAGAAGCAACGATAGCACCATTAGCACCAGAGAATGCTGTGTTAGCTTCGTTGTAGAATGCTTCTGTACCGCCTTGTGATGAGTATTTTGTACGCATCGCAAAAATCAGACCTGTAGGACCTGTCATTGGCTGAACGCCGCAAACGTCATACGCAATCAGATTAGGTAGTGAACGACGAACCAGGCTGATCAGGATTGGATCAAAACCAGCAACTGGACCAGCAGCAGCAGCACCGCCACTGAAACCACCTGTACCAGCAAAGTTAGTTGGTGAACCTGTTTCATTCAGGATTGCACCTTCTTTGATCATTTCTTGAGCTTGGTTCTCAAGAATGACTGCTGTAACGGCTTTACGATATGGGTCAGCAATCTTTGGCATATCTGGATGATCCAGAACGCTTTCCCATTTTGATTGTAGATTTTCAGACAAATACATCTTTGTATCTCCTTATTTTATTTTTAGATTTTGATTTTAGAAATTGCTTGTGCAACCGAAGCGACGTATGGATCAGCGGCAACTTTCTTTTCAGTGCCATCATCTTCCACTTCTTCGTGCAACTGTGAAGCATTGGCTTTCTTTACGCCTGATGGGAAGTAGTTCTCACGAATTGTCTCAAGTTTTTCTGTGAATTCTTCCTCTGTGGAGAACTCTACACTCTCTGCAAGTGCTTTAATTTTTTCTACTTGAGTTGCTGTAAGACCTTCGCATACTTCATTTACCAGTTGTGCTTTGATTGCTTCAGTAAGTTGTTTTTTATACTGAACATTTGCTTCAATTTCTTCATTCAGTTTAACTTCCAGCTCTTCAACCTTAGATGCTAGTTCATCTACTAGGTCAACTTTATCTTCTGGAACGTTGATATAGTTTTCGGCAAACAGATTACGCAGACCAGCAATAAAGTCCTCAGTGATTTCGGAACGTAGACCGCTTTCAATTGCGATTTCGTTTTCTTGCATCCACTGCTCTACTACGTAGTTCAGGTAATCATCTACTTTTTCTGTGAGTTCATCACGGATAGCATTAACAGCTTCTTCTAATTGACCAGCATATTCTGCTTCCAATTGTTCTTGAATCTGAGCAACACGGTCAAATACACGTGCTTCAAAGATTGTCGCTGCTTTTGCTTTGAAATCTTCAGAGATGTTTGAGTCATCGGCAAACAATGAAGCAACATCTTCTTTCATTTGTGCTTTCATTTCTTCGATTGCTGACTCATCGTCAAGCACCAGTTCGCCTTCTTCTGTCTCTTCAGGCATCATTGCTGTACCTGTGCCTGCTTTCATGTTCTTGTCTCCAAGTTGAACGTCGCTTGATGCTGCCGAAGGCTTTGTTGTAGGTGCAGAAGCACTTTTAGCAGTTGCTTTATTTGTCAACTTAGCAGAATCATCGTTGTTCTTATAATTCTGTGGTGTAGGACCACCTAAATCTTCAGGTGTTCCAGGATTGCCTGGAGGTGTGTTCTGAGTTAATTTAGGCATTGGCATACCACCAGCGGATGACTTGCTTTTTGCAAGAATATCTGCTGCGGCTTCCATTAGTTTAGTTGTTGCCATTGAATATCTCCTTATGATTTCTTATTTATAAATTTTAAAGTTTTCGTAGGAAGTTTTCGAAGAGCTGTAATCCTACAGCCTCAATCTCTCTGCGTGATGCCTTACGAATCTGTTGCTTAGAATAGTCGATATCAGATTCTACAAAACGACCTTCTACGAATAACCATTCTTTGTTTTCCATAATGCCTTGAACAAAAGCACCTGGAGCGGAAGGATCAGCAACAATATCAGCAGCAGTAGCAAGACGCAAATCATCTTGTACCAGATTGTAACCTTCTTTAGTCATAACGACAGAACCTAAAGCACGTGAAGATACACCCAGATTAACGCCAGACTCAATAAGATTCTTAGCAATCAAACCATATGGTGTTTCCATGATCAGTGCTTTACCGACAAATGTATTGCCGTTCTCTACCAAACTTGTAATCTTGTGTGACACACGTTCTAGATTTAATGATGGTGTGTCTGGATGTCCGAGTTCTCCAAGCGCACGATTAGAATTGATGTACTCTT